TGGTTCCATCAGATGTGGGTTAAAGCAGAATCAGCACAAAACGATTTTTTACCTATTAAACTACCTTGGAATCTACATCCAGAACGAGACCAAGCATGGAGAGATAAACAAAATGAACTATTAGGTGATCCTAGATTAGCAGCACAAGAGTGTGATTGCGATTTTTCATCATCTGGTAACACTGTATTTTATGGTGAATATATTGATTACATAAATAACCACACAGCAAAAGATCCAGTTGAAAAACGAGGTACAGATGAAAATCTATGGATTTGGGAGTATGCTGATTATACTAAAGATTATATAATAACAGCAGATGTTGCTCGAGGAGATGGAAGAGATTTTTCTACTGCTCACGTTATGGATGTTGAAAGAAATATCCAAATAGCAGAATATCGAGGTCAGTTATCAACTAAGGACTTTGGTAACTTTTTAGTTGGACTAGCAACCGAATATAATAACGCTCTACTAGTAATAGAAAACGCATCTATTGGGTGGGCTACTATACAACAAGTAATAGAACGAAACTATACAAATCTTTACTACACACAGCGTGGAGAAGCCAGTGTTGATTCGTATTTTGAATCATATGTAGATAATAGCAAGATGACAGCTGGTTTTACTATGTCAACCAAAACAAGACCAATCGTAGTTCAAAAGTTTGTTGAATATGTGACCGATAGAAGTGTTACAATACAATCAAAACGATTAGTTGAAGAGATGAAAGTTTTTATTTGGATGAACGGTAAAGCTGAAGCACAAACAGGCTATAACGATGATTTAATAATGGCATTTGGTATGGCGATGTATATTAGAGATACAGCATTAAAGTTTAGACAACGAGGTTTAGATATAACTAAAGCTTCGATATCAAACATAGGAGTAAGTAGCGTAGCATACCAAGGGGGTTTTAACTCGGTTAATCAAAATAACGAAAACCCATATAAACTAGATAACGGAATAGGCGGCAAAGAGGATATAGGCTGGCTTTTATAATATTTATAACAATAAACAACGATGGCAGATAAAGGATTATTTCCAAGACTAAAAAGATTATTTTCAACTGATGTGATTATTCGCAATACAGGTGGAAATCAAATCACAACTATTGATACTAATACTATCCAAACATCGGGTGAGTTTGAAACTAACTCACTAGTTGATAGATATGGTAGATTATATGCTGGTAACCCAACATCTTTATATGGGGCGCAGTTCAATATGAACTACCAATACTTACGTACCCAACTATACTCAGAATATGATTTGATGGATCAAGATGCTATTATAGCATCAGCGTTAGATATCATAGCAGATGAATCTACTTTAAAAAACGATATGGGTGAAGTATTACAAATACGTTCATCTAACGAAGACATACAGAAAATATTATATAACTTATTCTACGATATTTTAAACATTGAGTTTAATATGTGGAGTTGGGTTAGACAAATGTGTAAATACGGTGATTTTTTCCTTAAACTAGAGATATCAGAAAAGTTTGGTGTATATAACGTTAGACCTTATACTGCATTTCAAATAGCACGTAAAGAAGGATTCAATCCGGAAAACCCAGAAGAAGTAGTATTTGAGTTTAACCCAGATGGTTTTACAGGTGGTGACTCAGGTTACTATAGTGGTCCATCTCAAACACCATCTCCAAACGTTATCAGATTCGATAACTACGAAATGGCTCATTTCAGACTTATATCGGATGTTAACTATTTACCTTATGGTCGTTCTTACATAGAACCAGCGCGTAAACTGTATAAGCAATATGCGNTNATGGAGGATGCTATGNTAGTACATCGAATCGTNAGAGCNCCNGAAAAACGCACNTTTTACGTTAANGTTGGTGCCATACCNCCAAACGAGATAGATGCGTTTATGCAAAANACAGTATCGTCACTAAAACGTACTCCTTATGTTGATCCTAAAACAGGACAATATAACCTAAAGTACAACATGCAGAATATGTTAGAAGATTTTTACATACCTGTACGTGGAAACGATACATCAACTCGTATCGAAACTACACCTGGATTAACATATGATGGTATCCAAGATGTAGAATATTTAAGAGATAAACTATTTGCTGCTTTAAAGGTACCAAAAGCATTTTTAGGATATGAAAAAGATTTAGAAGGTAAAGCAACACTAGCAGCAGAAGATATTAGATTTGCTCGTACGATAGATCGTATACAACGAATCCTCATATCTGAACTTAATAAAATAGCATTAGTTCATTTATATTCACAAGGGTATAGAGATGAAGGGTTAACTAACTTTTCACTAGAAATGACTACACCTAGTATCATTTACGATCAAGAAAAAATCGAGTTATTAAAATCCAAAACTGAACTAGCACAACAGATGTTAGACCAGAAACTATTACCAACAGATTGGATCTATGATAACGTATTCCACTTCAGTGAAGATCAATATGATGAGTACAGAGATTTAATCAGAGAAGACACTAAACGTGGATTCAGATTAAAACAAATAGAAGAAGAAGGTAACGATCCAGTTGAAACAGGTAAATCATATGGTACGCCACACGATTTAGCATCACTATATGGTAAAGGTAGGATGTATGGAGCAGAAGGAAACGTACCAGATGGGTACGATGAAGATAAAGCAGATGTAGGTCGTCCTAAAGACAAAACACGTCGTAATAAACAAGATTCAAACTTCGGTAAAGATAGATTAGGTTCACAAAATAAGGATAACGAAAGTGATTCTATTAAACCTAATTTCAAAGGGGGTCCGTTAGCTCTAGAAGATGCTAGAACCACTTACATAAAAAACCAACGTTTATTCGAAGAGATGGATAAAAAGAAAGTAGCAGTTGAAAAGAAATCTAAAGACCCATCGTATTTAGACGAATCTCAACTTAAAGGTTAATATTTATAACTAAATATATATTTGATGCACATCAAACATTCAAAGTATAAGAACACTGGTATTCTATTTGAATTACTCGTTCGACAGATTACTGCTGATACACTTAGAGAAGGTGAATCACCCGCTGTTGACTTATTAAAAAATTATTTCTTTAAAAGTGAACTAGGTAAAGAACTTAGACTATACGAAAGTGTAACTAAGTCAAAAGTCCTAAGTGAAAATCAAGCATCTGCTTTTATTTCCACTATCCTAGAACAATCAACTAAGTTGAATCGTTCAACACTACGTAAAGAGAAATACAACTTAATCAAAGAAATCAAGGGTTTATATAACATAAACGAATTCTTTGCTACTAAAGTAAAAAACTACACACAGTTTGCTTCAATCTATACGTTAATTGAATCTCAAAATTCAAAAACCATAACGAATACAGAACAAATAGTAGATAATAAGGTAAATCTCTTAGAACACTTAACTAAATCAGTAGCATCTGAGGATGTTAAAAACGATGTTTTAAGTGAATTCCAAACATACGATAAAGATACAAGAATCTTAACCTACAAAGTTCTTTTAGAAAAATTCAACGACAAATATGATGATCTATCTAATGATCAGAAGTCAGTCCTTAAAGAATTTATCGAATCCGTAGATTCAACCCCAAAACTACGAAACTTTTACAACTCTAAAATCAAAGAACTTAAGTACGCAGTATTAACTGAAGCTAAAACACTTAAAGATAAAGTTGTAAAAATCAAGTTAGTAGAAGTTTCTAAACTACTCACAGAACTTAAGAAAACTGATAAAGTCAACACTGATAACTTAGTGGATTTACTTCAGTATTATGAGTTGATTAAAGAAATAAAACTTACTAAATGAAAAGATCAGAGTTAAAAAAAGAAATCCGTAATAGTATTTTAGAAAATAAATCTAAGGATATAGACGAAATGTCTACATCTGGTGGTGCTGGTGCTTACAACACCCCATATGCTTTTAAACTTAAAAAGAAAGATAAGGATTTAAGTGAAGATTTAAGTGATAATCAAAGAGAAGGTATAATAGAACTTCAAGGTATATTAGATCAAGCAGCTCAACTAGGAGAAGAAGCTAAAGATATAGTTCACCTATATTTCCCATCAGAGATGAGAAGTGCTGAAGCATACGATATATTTAACTTTGGTAGTAGTGCTAATCAGTATGACAATACACTAGAGTCTTTTATAAACGATATAGAACAATCAGCTGACGAATACGATGGAGATGAGTTAGATGAAGGTACTAATAATGAAAGAGGTATTGAAGGTCGAGAATTAGTTGACGATTTAAAAGAATTTACAGACAATTCATTCGCAGGGGCTGATGTTATAAACCAGGTAGCTAAGTTCACCCCGGATATGTTCGGTAAACAATTATTCCAAGATATACTTCCTAATGGTGTAGCTAGTGAAAATGATGCTATTGCAGCACTTAAGGCTCACGACAGGAGTGATATAGACGCTCCCATGTTTGTAAACGTTTCGTATAATGAATTCGAATATGGAGGAGAGAATTATAGATTACACCAAAGACAATTTTCCAATAATAACTTTCAAGATAAAGACCCCACTTTCAATCCCTTAGTATCCCAATTAAAACTAATTAAATTAGAAGGTGATAAAGAGACTAATCTTGGGTATATCTTAGCTAAGACACAGGAGTACATAAAAGATTTAAATAAACTCAATGTTATTGACGATTTAGATGAAGGTACTAATAATGAAAGAGGTATTGAAGGTCGAGAATTAGTTGACTATATAATGGATAATTGGAATTGGACAGAAGAAAAAACATTAAAATTTCTTGCAGATAAATTTGGTAATAGTCAAGAAATAAAAGAAGACTTTATGAAAATGGGTCACTTAGCTACAAACGATGATGGTGTTAAAAAACCAATATATTTAAATTATGGCTACAAATTAGTAGACAAATCTAAATCATAATATGTATAAGTATAGAATAAACGAAAACGATCAAGCCAAAGCGGAAAAGTTCCAAAAAGGCCGTATTGATGCATTTTCGGATATTGAAAAACAACTAGTCGATGTGGTTAAAACCATAAGACAAGCTAAAATAGAAACAATAGCATACTACAGAGATAATCCAGATAAGTTTGCTATAGTATATGGAACAGATTTAATACAAGACTATCTCAACGACATAAAAATATTATTAACACCAGACAAAGATGAGTAAAAAGAAACTAAACGAGAACTACGTTGATTTAAAACCAATAAATAAGTGGGAATCAGCACCAGAAGAAACTTACGAAACTAAGTTCAAAGCATATTTAGCTGAACAAGCTAAAGTTGAAGAGAAAAAAGTAACTAAAGAGGTTGAAGAAGTTCAATCACATGCTTTCGATTATAGTGATACTAAAAACATCGATAACTTAAACGGACAAGAGTTTATGAACGGTGTTTACTTTGAATCAAAAAACAACCCCGCTAAAACTTTAGAAGAAGTACGTGAAGTAGTAGCTAAAAACTTAACTAAAGATTCTTTACACTATGTTAAAGAAGGACAGTTTGGAGAAAAAGGTGTTGGGTATTCAGAACCAGTACAAGAAGAGGTAACAGGTGACCACGCATCAAGTGGATACAGTGCTAAACTTAAAAAAGTAGTTAAAGAATCACTTATGGGTGGTATGGTAGTAACTACAGGAAACCCAAACTCGTTTGCAGCTCAACAAGGCAGGTTAATCAATAGTATCATGAACGAAGATGAAAGCATCTACGATGAAGATATGCCGATGGATGAAGACGCTAGAACCGACGCTGAAGAAGAAGGATACTTAGATGGTATGCGTGACGAGAAATACGATATGAGTGAAGAACTCGAAGAAGAAAAAGAAAAAGACACAGTAAAGAATAAAGACGGTAAAGTGAAAAAAGAAAACGTATCACAAACACTATCTAGAATCGAAAAAGTTGGTACAGGTGTAGCTTTAGAAGCTAAAATCATAGCTATCGACGAAGAGATTTCAAAACGTAACGAACAACTTACTATGTTAGACGAAAACGAAGCTATGGCTGAGTTAATGGATAAAAATAAATTGAAAGAAATACGTACTGAAGTAAAATTACTTGAAAAAGCTAAAGCTAAATACGATAAAATGTATGAAAAAGCTACAGGTAATAAAAGAGTTGAAGTTGAAATCGTAGACGAAACAGAAATATAAAATGTCAAAATCCATACTTGTAGAAACTTCTTTATTCCAACCTATCTCATCTTTGGTTGAAAGTCGAAGTACTAGTGGTAATATGGTAGTTGAAGGTATTCTAACTACGGTTAACCAAGAAAATGGTAATAGTCGTGTTTATCCAAAGGAACTTTGGGAGCGTGAGATGGATAAATATTCTCAACTCATCAAAGAAAACAGAGCATTAGGAGAACTCGATCATCCAGAATCATCAATAATCAACTTACAAAACGTATCACATAACATCAAATCCGCTCAGTGGGATGGTGATCACGTTATAGGTAAAATAGAAATATTACCAACACCATCAGGTAATATATTAAAAGCGTTGATTGAAAACGGTATCACAGTAGGTGTATCATCTCGTGGTATGGGTTCAGTTAAACAAATAGGTGAAACTTTAGAAGTACAAGACGATTTTGAGTTATTATGTTGGGATTTTGTTTCAACACCATCAAATCCAGGATCGTGGATGACTGAAACAACATCACTTAACGAATCAATAAGTAACTCAACATACCTATATGGTAAAGTTGATAACATAATCAGAGAAATACTATGTGCTAAAGGTACATGCCCTATACTTTAAGATAATTCCTTCGGAACGCTACCAAAGGCAGGTAAATTAACCCCACAGAAATGTGGGGTTTTTTTGTGTTTACCTATTTCTTAATATACGTATCATCATACAATATGGCATCTCATATGTCATCAAAATAAAACTAACCATTATTACACTACTCAATTAGTGTATTTCCAAAAAAACAAATTTAGGATGTCTAACAGAACAATGCTTAAAGAAGCAATTGCGGACGCAAAAACCATTAAGGAAACTGCTATCGCTAACGCTAAAGCCGCTCTAGAAGAATCTTTTACACCACACATCAAAAGTATGCTTTCAGCTAAACTCCAAGAAATGGATAAGGATGAAGACTTAGATGAGGCTAAAAAAGATGACTCTAAAGACAAGGTTGAAGAAATGGACGCTCCATCTTACAAACGTAAGGGTGGCGAGTCATTAGAATCAGTACCTTCCAAAGTAGGTAAATCTACTGTTCAGGAAGAAGAAGAAAAAGAACTCGACGAAATGTTAGCTGAACTTGAATCAGAAATCGAAGAAGGTAAGGACAAAGAGAAATCTAAGGACGAACTTAAAGAAGAAGAAGGTGACGAGGATGCAGACGAAGAAATCGAAGTTGACGTAGAAGGAGATGATGAAATCGACCTAAACGACGAAGAAGTTGACCTAGAAGATATGTCAGAAGATGACCTTAAAGGGTTTATCGAAGATGTAATCAAAGATATGGTTGAAGATGGTGATTTAGAGCCAGGTGATGAATTCGAATCTGAAGAAGGTGACGAAGATATGGAAGCGGTAGACATGGATGTCGATGCTGATATTGAAATCGAAGACGAAGTAGAATTGGATGAAGCTAAAGGTGAAGATAAAAAAGACGAATCTATTGAAGAAGCTTCTAAAAAAGAAGACGATAAAATAGAGGAAGCTAAAGACGAAGATGATGACGTTAAAGAAGCACTAGAAGAAGTTAATAAACTTAGAGCTGAACTTAACGAAGTAAATCTTCTAAACGCCAAACTTCTCTACACAAATAAACTTTTTAGAGCTAAGAACTTATCTGAAGCACAAAAAGTAAAAGTTTTAGAATCGTTTGATAACGCTACAACTGTAAAAGAAACTAAACTAGTATTTGACACTTTAAGTGAAGGAATTAAATCTGCACCTAAAAAATCAATCAACGAAGTTAAAGGATCTGCATCAAAAGTAGTAGGATCTATCACAAAAACGGTTAAACAACCAATTGTAGAATCTAACGATATGGTAGCACGCTTTCAAAAGCTTGCAGGTATCATTAATTAAATTAAATTAAAATGAGTTTAAACACTTTATTAGAAAGCGCTAACCCATACCAATCACTTCAGAGTGATTCAGCGCGCCTTTCAGGCAAATGGGAAAAAACAGGTCTTTTAGAAGGTCTTAAGGGATCAAACAAAAACAACATGAGTATGTTGTTGGAAAGCCAAGCTAAACAACTAGTTGTTGAGACTTCTCAAACAGGTGGTGGAACTGCATCTCAAGGTACTTTTACTGCAGGTGTAGGTGAGCAATGGGCTGGAGTAGCTCTTCCATTAGTACGTAAAGTATTCGGACAAATTGCTGCTAAAGAATTTGTTTCTGTACAACCAATGAATCTTCCTTCTGGACTAGTATTTTATCTAGATTTCCAATATGGAACAACTAAAGGTGGTGTTACAGCTGGTGATTCAGTATATGGAGCAACAGGCGGAAACGATCCTTTTGGAAACACAAACACAGGTGGTTTATACGGAGCAGGTCGTTTCGGATATTCAGTTAACAACACTGGTTCTGCACAAGGAGCAACTGGAACACTTGCTGTTGCATCTTGGGCTGATATGAACTTTAATAGTGACTACTCTGCATCTGCAGCTGCTGGTGATTATAGAACTATTAAAATCTTAAAAACAGACTTACCTAACTTAGACGAACAAGGAGTAAGAGGATTTACTATTGCATCAGGTGATGGAGTATTAAATGCAACTAACAACGTACCTGAGTTTACTACAGTTGACGGTACTAACGTAACATTTGTTGCTTTAAACGCTGACGTAGGAAACGTAAATGCTGCTGCTGTAGTTACTTACCAACTACAACCAACTGATCAGTATAGAGGTGACTTCGAAGATGGAAACAACGCCATCAACGCAGACAACACTCCTATCCAAATTCCAGAGATTAACGTACAAATGAAATCATCTGCTATCGTTGCGAAAACTCGTAAGTTGAAAGCAGTATGGACACCAGAATTTGCACAAGATTTGAATGCATATCACTCAATCGATGCTGAAGCAGAACTTACTTCAATCTTAAGTGAGTACATCTCTTTAGAGATCGACTTAGAGATTCTTGATATGTTACTATCTGCTGCAGGTGCTGGTACTGAGTACTGGAGTGCTATTAATAACAAAGGTATTAATGCCGCTGCAACAGGATTTACTGAAGACCTAGGCTTTTATAACAGCCAAGGACAATGGTTCCAAACTTTAGGAACTAAAATCCAAAAACTATCTAACATCATTCACCAGAAAACTCTTAGAGGTGGAGCAAACTTCTTAGTATGTTCTCCAGCTGTAGGTACTATCTTAGAAAGTATTCCAGGATACGCTGCTGATAGTGATGGTGATGTAAGTGCTGCAAGCTATGCGTTTGGTGTACAAAAAGTAGGGGCTCTAAACGGTCGTTACAAAGTATACAAAAACCCATATATGACTGAAAATCAAGTATTACTTGGATTCAGAGGTCAACAATTCTTAGAAAGTGGTGCAGTATTTGCTCCATACATTCCATTAATTATGACTCCATTAGTATACGATCCAGAAACGTTTACACCACGTAAAGGTTTACTTACTCGTTATGCTAAGAAAGTAGTACGTCCTGAATTTTATGGCAAAATTGAGATCGCTGGTCTTAATTCACTATAATCTTAGGATTACATTTTTTATTAAAAGGGGGTTGGCTTATGTCAACCCCTTTTTTATATTATCCATATAATAGATAATTCTATCATATTTATCACATATACCCATACAATAAGTCATAATATGTTATTAAACCATTAGGATTAATAGTATTAGAATAAAAAAACAAAATGGCCAATAATAAAAGAATTTCAGAATTAACCAAAGTATCAGCGTCTAATGCAACTGACGAATTTGTATTAAGTAGAGGATCAACTAACGTAAGTATAGAATCTCAATATCTAACTGCATTATCCTCATCGTATGCTTTAACAGCATCATATGCCATATCCTCATCCGTAGAGATTAAGTTAGAAATAACCTCATCATTTGCCCAAACAGCTTCATATGCTTATTCAACTACAATACTAAGTGGTTCATCCTCCGATGCTAGGAACGAATTAGTAACTAAGATTAGTGGTTCATCAATAGCACCAATATCTTCGTTAAGTAGTTCACTAACAACAACTGACCAAGCAATAAGCTTATCAGTAGCAACGTTAAGTGGATCGGCATCAACGTCTAGAAATGCTATAGTAGCAAGTATTAGTGGTTCATCAACCACACCTATATCCGCGTTAAGTTCGTCTGCATCAACGTCTAGAAATGCTATAGTAGCAAGTATTAGTGGTTCATCGATAGCACTAAGTTCATCGTTAACAACAACTGATCAAGCAATAAGCACTTCTGTAGCGACCTTAAGTGGGTCGGCTTCGGACGCTAGAAATAACATAACAAACGTATTAAGTTCATCCTACGCTTTAACAGCATCATACGCCCTAAACGTACCCACTACATCTTCATATGCTATAACATCTTCATATGCTATATCATCATCACATGAGGTTACTCATGAAATTAGTTCATCATATTCACAAACATCCTCTTATTCTGTAACTGCATCATACGCCTTGAATGGTGGGAGTGGAGGTGGAGTAACTGTAAACCCCACTAATAGTATTATACCAGTAAATAGTAGTGGTTCATTTATAGATTCACCTATTAGTGTAGTTGCTGGAACTGGAGATCCATCTTTCCCAACATCTCTCTCAGGAGGAACATTTAAGTTGAGAATAAATGGAACTTACAATGGTAATCCCGGAGGAGGTCAATTATACTTAGCATCTGGGAACCCATCCTTTGTTAATTGGGATGATATTGAATTAGGAGGGGGAACCCCATCTATAAGAATATCTAGATATAATACCTCAGGTACCGGAACTCCCGAATCCCCACCAGATGGTTTTACCACAACTAATACAAATGCTAATCTATATTTAATAATATACCAATACGCTACAAATTACGCTATATACCATGTAAATTCAGTTATCCAAAACTCCGATGCTTCCCAAACTGTTGACATAACCTTTGACCAATTAGTTGAATCAGAAGGAACTGTTTTAGATTCTGGAGGAAATCCACTTTTAATAGATGGTGTAAATGGAGCATTTGGTATACAATTTGCAACAGGTCAATCTACTCTTAGAGAAAGTAGTATATCTACAACCTCAATATTAGCATCCTCTGGATTCACAGGAAGTCTATTAGGCACATCATCATATGCTGTAACAGCATCATACGCTCTGAATGGGGGTAGTGGCTCAAACCCTTCTATAGGAAGTGTTGGGTACAATACATTAGATAATTCATTCAAAACAAGAGCATCCAATGTAATATTATCATCAGGTACAACATCAGCAATTATAGATTTTGATTCAAGTGCTATTTTTGAAATAACAACCCCAACTGATACTACTGCTACCACATTAAATTTTGATAATGCAGAAATAGGTATGAGTAAAATGGTATTGATTGTTAATCAAGGAACCGCGGGAAGTGGTACAATTACTCTTGGACAAACAACAGGTACAGGAACATTTATAAGAGCATCATCCGATGATATCGTAAGAACTGCATCAATTACAAACTATTTACAAATAACATGCATCGGAGAATCAGGAGATGATAGAACATTTGTTTATACAGTAGGAACAGCTCAATAATATGATTTTATTAAGAAATATACATATAGAACAAACTTCGGCCCCAACCACTTTTACTTCAACCTTAGACTTTACTTCGGTGACAGGTACAGGATGGGTATTAAAAAATGGGGGTTCAGGTTCACCAGGTTCGACCATACCATCAAAAATATACACAGTAGGTCCTCAAAGTGTAGGATATGATTATGGTTTAATTTTTTTATGGTTAGAATCTACAACAGGCTTTCCTTTTGATACTATTTTTGGCGCAGGTAATCAAGCATCAATTATTTGTTCCACAAATGGTACATCCACCAATCGAGCTATAGCATATGGTGGACGTGTACGATTACAAATAAGTTTTAATAACCAAGGAAGTACCAATACAACAATGTTATACCAAGGGAGCGTTAACCCCCCTACATCAGCCCCATTACCAGCCGGTTGGGTTTCTCAAGCTACTAATCAAACATTTAATTTTGGAGAAGATTTAGATGCATTTACTAATAAAGGTGATGTTTGGATGAGAAAAGATTCTAATCTAAGAGGTGCTGGACAATCAATAGATTTCAGTTCAGATCCAGAATCAACTTTAGGTAATCTAAAATTATATTTTACGAATGGCGATGTTGATGGACAACCAGGATATACTCATTTTTCGAATGCACATACATCACCATACTATCTTTGTTTATATGCTGATGCTAGTAATTATGCTGTAATTGATGTAACAGCATTAACTCAGGTTGGTACATCTACTAGTTATTTAGGATTAAATTGGGATTACGTTAGAGGAGTAGGTTCAGTTAGTGGAGAATTAGAAGCAATTGGATTTGTTGAAACGGATTTTGGAACATAACCAATAGATAGGAAAAAGATAAATGACAGCAATACTACAATTAAGACAAGGTTCAACAAGTACCTATACAACAATGTTATACCAAGGGAGCGTTAACCCCCCTACATCATAACTACTAAATAATTTTATAGTATTTATAATAAAACACACATATGAATATTCCAATTTGGCCTGGCTCATCATCATTCGATCCTAAAACCCAACCAACACCGTATGGGTATTATGACGATGATTATGACTTCCAAACATCAGCAGATCAGTTTGCTAGATTTGCAGCACAAAACCTAGGATATCCCATAGTTGATGTTGAACTTCAAGATATTAACTTCTACAACGCTCTAGAAAGAGCTACAACGGTTTATGGTAACGAAGTATTTGCGTTTAAGATTAGAGATAATCAACTATCAATAGAAGGTGGTGATGCTCAAGTCGACTTATCTAATGCTGTAGTAACTCCATCTATGGCTGGTGTTATTAGAATCGCTCAACAATATGGTTCTGAAGCAGGATCTGGTGGTAATATAACTTACCATACAGGTAGTATAGTGTTGGAAGCCCATAAACAAGATTATGATTTAAATGCTTGGGCTAAGTCTCAAGGATTAGATAAAAAAGGTGGCATAGAGGTAAAAAGAGTATTTTACGAAGCACCACCCGCAATAACACAATATTATGATCCATACTCAGGTACTGGATTTGG